TATTTGCGCTTTCCCGGCGATGGCATGGCGCCGCCAGAGGATACCATCAACTGCTTCCCGGCTGACACGCTCGTCCAGTTTGGCGACGTCAGGCTCGGCTATCGCAGATGGTACGAGGGCGAGCTAGTCGAGATCGTCACGACTTCCGGGCGACGGCTCGCCGCTACCAATAATCACCCGATATTCACGGCGCGCGGACTTCTTGCGATTGGCGCGATCAATGAAGGCGACGACCTGATCTGCGGCAGCCTCCCACAAGTCGGGCTCGCGTTTGCTGAGCCAAATGTAAATGACGCTGAAACCAGCATTGAGCAGATATTTGATTCTCTTTTTGCCTTTGGACGACGCATGAGGTCTGCCGGGGTTCCGATGGATTTCCACGGCGACGGAACCTACCGCAATGTCGATATTGTAAGGCCCGCAAGGAAGCTGGTGAATCGTGTCGATCCCTCGGCGATGCAGCATCTCGATCATCTCACGCTCGCCAGCGCCGAAGAAATATCTGGTGGCAGCTCGTCCGCGCGCACGGGTGCTCAAATCCTCGATCGTTCGCTTCTTGCCCTTGATAGCGGCGTGAGCATGGCGAACCTGTCTGCGCCTCTGAGCCATGCTCATCTTCGACCATTTCAGCCGCTCGGCGTCCGACTGGTTACGGATTGGAATGCCCTCGTCAGTCAAGATTCGCCTCGTCATGAATCTGCCGATCTTGAATCGTCGCGCCGTCGCGACCTCGGAATTCCCCCGGATATAGAACTCGACAAGGTCATGCGTGTGAGCAAAAGGAGATTTGCGGGGCACGTTTTCAATCTCGAAACGGCGTCCGGCTATTATGTGGCCAACGGCGTATTCGTGTCAAACTGCCGGTGCTGGCTTGAGCCCGCCGTCGACTTCTTCGCGGGGGTGACGTGATGGTCGCACAATCGGCCTTCTCGGCCAACATCAACAACTGGATCAAGCAGAAGGACGAACGCATCCTCGCCGTCTTTCGGGAATCGACGCAGCAACTCGTGAGCAACATGCAGATGCGCATCCCGGTCGACACTGGCTTCGCCCGCGCCAGCATCCGCGCATCGCTCGACGAGATGCCGATCATCAATCCAAGCGCGCGTGGCATTGATCGTCCCGAAGGCTTTACCGGCTTGCTCTACACCTATGACGGCACCGAGGTCGTATTGACCATCGCGAAGGCAGGGATGAACGACACGATCTACATCGGCTACACCGCTTCCTACGTTCAATATCTGGAATGGGGCCATTCGCAGAAGCAGGCACCGAATGGATTCGTCGGGATCAGCGCACTCGAATGGCCGCAGATCGTGGAGCAGAAGAGTCAGGAACTTAAATCGCGCGTGGGAGACATGGGATGAGCGACCCGGTCGAAGTGGCGATCGAGAAGGCGTTGCTCGCGCGGCTCGCGGCATTCGCGGCGGCGCAGAGTCCCGCACTAACCGTCGCCTACCCGAACGTCGACTTCACGAAGCCCGCAGTCTCGAAGACCGCGCAATGGCTGCGCGCCGCCTATATCCCGGCGACGCTCTTTCCCATCGCCATCGGCGACACGTCAAACAACCAACATTTCGGCCTGTTCCAGGTCGACGCCATGCAGGGGCAGGGCATCGGCGAACTCGCGCCCGCGCGACTTGCGTCGCTTCTGATCGCCTATTTCACCCGAGGCACGTCGATGACGAGCGACGGCTTCACGATTCGAGTTTTGAACCCGCCCTATCGTGGTCCCCTCATGCAGGAAGACCCGTGGGCGTTTGTGCCCGTGCGTATCCCTTACAACTGCTTCGCAACCCCGGCCTAGCTGAGCCGGCTAACAAGGAGAAGGCCACATGACTGTTACAGTAGGAGCCGTGGCCGGCACCAAATTCTACATCGGGCCGGCAAGCGTGGACGCTCAAGCCGTAACCTCGCCGGATCAATGGGTCGAGGTTGGCGACATCTCGAACCTCGGCGACCTCTCGCAGAACTTCGCGGAGATCGCGGTGGAATCGATCGGATCGGGCGATTCGTACAACCTGAAGGGAACGAGAAGCTTCCCGAACGTCGCCCTCACCCTCAACCGCAACGATAGCGATACCGGCCAGCTCGCGATGAAGACCGCGAGCGCGGCGGTGCGCGGTACGCTGTACCCCTTCAAGATCGAGGAGGCAGACGGCGGCACGCTGTTGTTCGACGGTGAGGTGTTCGGCTATGGGCCGAGCTACGGCGGCGTCAATACGTTGAGGACGATCAAGACGTCCGTGTCGGTTCGGCCCGACACCTATCTGTGGACGCCGTCCGCGTAATGTCACGCTGTTAGCCTCCCGGCGCAGCGAACATGCACCGGGATCGGGCGCGCGGGGGCTCCTTCCTCCCCTTGCCGCCTGATCCTGGTCGCAACCAAGAGGAAGGAACGGATCATGGATTTGGAAGATGTTAAGAAGGCAGCAGACGTCGGGGCAAAAATGGAAATCAAAGACCCAACGACCGATCAGCCAATGCTCAAGCCGGACGGCGAGACGCCGGTCACGATCACGCTCGCGGGCGTCGAGAGTGACAAGTGGAAGAAGGCGCGCGCCGTGATCGGCAACAAGTATCTCAAGACGGCGGGGCCGACCCGACAGGCTGGCCCGAAAACGATCGAGGAATCGATCAGTGACGACGCATTCCAACTGGCGGCTGTCACGCTCGCATGGGACGGGATCATCGTCGATGGGCAGGAGCTTGAGTGCAACCAGGCCAACGCAGCGAGAATTTATGCGAAGTACGATTGGCTGCGGAATCAGATCAACGAGTTCGTCGGCAACCGCGCGAATTTTTGCGCGGCCTCGTCGACGAGCTGACGGCGTTCGCGGAGGCTTGGTTCCGCGAACCGACGAGCGAGGCGTTGCCGGAGCCGCCATTGGAACTGCTCCCGATATGGGAGCGGTTCCGCGAAGTTCACGAATGGCGCGGCTTCGACCGCGACCATAATCTGCCGCGAGTGATGTCGATCGACACGCTCGCGAATTGGCTCAAGGTAACGGGCGGGCAGCCGCTCTCGTCCTTCGAGCTTGACGTGATGATGAGACTGGACGGCGCATTTTGGGAGTCGACGATCGATAAGGGGCGCGATGGTTTGTCCGGCCCGCTGAAGGAAGTAGCGAAGCAAGAGGGGCGGATCAGGACCGTCGCCGTGAACCCGAAAAAGGCGAAATGAGATGGCGAACGAACAAGAGCTTGGCATCTCCGTAAAGGTCACGGGCGCAAACGATCTCGACTCGCTCGACCAGAAGCTCAAGAAGGTCGGCGCCACCAAGGACCAACTCGATTTCAAGTTCAGCCAGCCGGTCGGCGGGCAAGGCGACTTCGGCTTCGCTGATAGCGTTAAAAAGGCATCGAACGCGCAGGAGGAATATCGGCGACAACTCAGCGCAACGACGCAATCGACTAATGTCTTCCGCCGCGCCTATGACGGTATCACCGGGTTGTTCACCGGCTTCTGGGGTGGGGCAAGGCAGGCCAGCGGCGCAGCGGAAGGACTCGCACAAGCACAGGCGCATGCGACATCCTCGACCCATGCCTTCCGCCAGGCGTTGCGCGCGGCGAATCCAATCCTCTATTCTTTCGGCGGCGGGCTTCAGGGACTTGGAATGTGGGGCGGCGCGGCAAAGGCGGGTCTCGGACTGCTTGCCGTCGCGATTGGGACGACGTTCATCGTCTCGCTCGAAAAAGCGTCCGATCGGGTTCGATTGTTGCGCGAGCGGTTGAACTCAATCACTGGAAGTTCTCAGGAAGGCGGCGCCGCGCTCGAACGCTATAGGCAGATCGCCGACCGCACCGGCGACGACGTGACGACGGTCGCGCGTAACATCTACGACTTCAACCGCAAACTTTCGGCCTCATTGACGGGGTTCATCACCGTCGGCGGGGGCGGCACGGGGGCATCGAAGATCGGGCAGGACTTCGTCGCAGGACTCGGCGCGGCTTTCCAAAAGACCGGTATCGCGTCCGACATCGCAGCGCAGAAGATTTCCGGTTACATCTCCAAGATTGGGATGCTCGATCCGATCACGCAGCGTGCGTCGTTCACGCTTGCCGATATGTTCGAGGAAGTGCGAAAGGATTCACCGGAGATCGCCGACCTATTGATCAAGGCTTTCCGCACGCCATTCCAGGGACCGGACGCCGAGCGCAACCGGCAGATGATGTCGGACTGGTTGCGCAGCACGCCGCAGAGCGCGTTGCAGTTGACGATGGCGATGCAACGGCTCAACGAAATGCTGAAGGGCCTCAAGATTGAGCCGACCGTGAGCCAGAATTGGGTTGCCCTTAAAAATGCGGCGAGCGAGTTGTGGGATGCGCTTGGAAAATCATCGGGCGTCGCCACCGCACTTGGCGCGATCACAAAGGTGTTCAAGGAGTGGACGACAGAACTGCAAAAAGGCAAAGGCTTGGTCGAAGTTCTTTTCAATCCTACGGCCACGCTCTCGGGCGCGTGGTCGGCGCTCGCCGATCAGATTGACCGAATCCTCGGTACGCTCAACCAGGCAGTCGATAAGAAGAACGAACTCGAAGGGCAAAAAGCCGGACAAAAGATCGGCGCAATCGGCGGCGCGCTTCTCGGGGGATTATTGGGGTTCCTCTCACCTGTTCCTGGCGGCACGATATTGGGAGCGCTGATTGGTGGCGGACTTGGCGCTGCGGGCGGCGGCGCCCTCGGTGGATGGGCCGGACGTCAAGCCGACAATGCGATCAGCAATGCGGGGCAAGGCGCGACCGGAGAATCAACATATATCCAACGGCTCGCTATCGATCTCCAAAAGATATTTGGCGTGGCTAAAAGTGCAGGCGATGATGCGTTGACCGCGGTGCAAGATCTCCATCCGCTTCCCGGCGCGATTGATGCAACGGGTATGAGCGCGACGACAGCAACGCCAGAAGTCGGCAACCTCGCAATATCGACGGGCGATCTCGCGACCTCATCGGCTGCCGCGACGGCGTCGGTCAATCAACTAAAAGCCGCCATTGCGAGCGGATGGACGATGCCGCGACCTCAAAGCGGGACTACCCAACAGGGAACCGGATGGAGTACGCCGTCCTTTCAACTCGATACCGGCCAGAACGTGCAAGGAACTGTTGGCTATGCCACAGGCGGCGCATTCATCGTCGGTGGCACGGGCGGGGTCGATCAGACTCCGATTAGGTTCATGGCGACGCGCGGCGAGATCGTCACCATCACGCCGTCCGGGTTGCAATCCCCCATCGGCATGGGTGCCGGATTGTCGTCGGCGAACGATAATTTCGCGACGGTCGGAGCAGCAGGCGGCGCGGTGCAGGCCAACACGGCCTCGGTTTCCGAGATAACGCTGCCGATCACGCAGGCGATCTATAGCAGCTCGAAGAATCTCCGCACCGGGATCGACATCGGCACGGCGCAATCGCGCGACATCGCCAAGACGCTCTCGACGGCAGCGGACATCGCGGAGGCCGGCGCGCATCGTGCGGCGGGGCAGCCATCATACGCCGTCCAGCACCCCGTTAACATCGTCAACAACATTCAGTCGCGATCGACGACGACGAATGCAGGTGGGGGCAGCAGGCAGCCGTTCGCCTATGGCGGCAATATCTATGGGTGGAATCCGCTCGACCCATCGATGCCGTTCTACCGCAACACCTTCGGCCCCGGCGTCCCCGGCTTCTTTGGGGGAGGCGGAACTGGCGCGCTCGTCACCGCGCCGGATTTCACGCCCGCGCCGCAATTCGGTCTGCAATTCGCCGAGGGCGGGTCGTTTATGGTCGGTGGCCCGGCGGGCAGGGATAAGACGCCCGTGCGCTTCATGGCGTCGAGGGGCGAGCGCGTCGACATAACGCCTGCCAACGGCAACGCGCGGCGGATCAATGATCGGCCTCACATTACGAACGTCAACGTCTACGGCGTGCAGAGTCCCGAGGCGTTCATCGCGTCAACCGGCGCGATCAGACGCTCGATCCGCAGGATGGCGAGGGTCGCATGAACATTCCGATCATTCCGCGCCAGGTCTCCACCGAAGCTACGGTCGAGATTCCCTTCTTTACCGCGGCATCGAAAAGCGAATCCGGCGTCTCGGGGCGCAAGACGATCCGCGACTTCGCGCAACGCATCTACACGATGACGGTCAATCCCGATGACGTTGCCGAGGTGATCGCGATCATCCTCGCAACACGCGGCGCGCGCTGGCCGGTCGCGCTGCGCGATTGGGCGGCGAACTACTCGCTCACTGACGAGCAGCAGAGTTTTGAGGCCGACCTGACAATCAATCTGGCCAAGAGGTTCGAGCCAACGACGGGGACGCGTTATTACAAGCAGCGGGTTTTGATCCTCGACGAGAGTGAGGTCGCGTTTTCGGTCAAGGTTGATGGATCACCCTTGGCGACCAGCCCGCCTGGCTGGACGATCACCGATCCCGGCATCCTGACCATCCCCGGCATGACGGGCAGCGAGATCGTAACGGTGACGGGGCAATATCTCGTGCCTGCCGTATTCGTCGACGATACGATTCCGGTGACAATCCACATGGACAATTTGCTATCGATTCAGAACATGCGACTTGAGGAGATCGGCGAGGAAGAGCTGATCGCGCTGACGGCATGAGATCGTTTCCCTTCGACACCGACGCTGCGCAGGGCCTTGCCGCGCTGGTCACGATCACGCGCTTCGCCTCGACCCTGCGCTTTACGACGCATAGCAGCCCGGTCACGACCGGCGGCTATACATGGGTGGCGGCGCCGGGTGCCAAGCTTTCAGACATCTCCTTCCCCGGTGACGGCAGTCCATCAAACCTCGACATCTCGGTGATGGCGACGCCGGGCGGGATCATCGAGCAGGGCGAGGCGACGCGCGGGTTGTTCGATCAATGCCCGGTGACCGTGGAGCTTTTCGATCCGAACGACATCGCGAGCGGCACGCTCGACATCATCCCCGGCGGCTATGTCGGGGATGTTAGACCGGACGACTTCGGAAACCTGATCATTCCGGTGAACGGCCCGCTACGCCGGACCATGCGCGCGACCGCCGAGCATTACAGCCTGACAGGGCGCGAGTCGCTCGGCGACGACCGGTGCAAGGTGCCGATCAGGCCGGCGGACATCGCGCGCAGCACCGCCTATGTCCTGCCGACCGTTGCGACCGGCCTGCTGCGCGTCGATGACGCCTACGGGCGCGTCCGATCATCGCCGACCAGCCCGGACGTGGAGCACGTCGAGGACTACGCGAACGTGTATTACGAATGCACCGTCGCCGGAACAACGGACGCGACCGCGCCGACATACCCGACGACTCCGGGCAACACGGTCGTGGATGGCACCGCGACGTTCATCTGCCGGGATTCATGGCTGCGCTATGCACGCGGCCAGGCGGTCGACCTGTTTACGATTCAATTCGATGCGCTGCCTGACCCTCGCGCCAGTGACGACACATGGTTCCAGATGGGCGGCATCTATATCATGTCGGGGACGCTGAAGGGCTCGCCGGTAATACCGATTCGCTCGTGGGATTCCGCAACGCTGAGTGCGACGCTGTTCGTACCGATCACGCCGACCGACGTACCGGCGGACACCGAGATGGAGGTCTATGTCGGCTGCGATCTCACGCGCGAGATGTGCTTCAGCCGGTTTAACAACATCATCAATTTGCGCGCCGAGACGTTCGTCCCGCCGAGCAACCCGCTCGTGCGGCAAGCGCAGATCGGGGCGAGTTGATGGCCACGCTCTACAACGCATGGGCGCCGTTCGGTGGCACCGATCCAGGCATCGAGATTTGGCTCGAACAGCAATTCAAGAGTGGCCGATACCCGCAGAAGACGACGACGACCGCGCCGCAGTTCCGCGTGACGTGGGACACCATCGGGCAGACCATTTACCGATCGATCGGGCATTGCCGCTTCCCGCTGCGAACGATCTGGTGCCAAGGCATCGAATACCCGATGGAGGTCGAGGGACCGATCTCGCCGCTGCTGACCTTCGCCGCGGCGCTCTGCCACCCGATCGATCCGAGCGAGGAGGGGCAGGTGCAAGTCCTGCTCATGGGCGACACGGCGATCTACGACATCGACCAGGGCGGCATCGTGATCCCCGACGGCCTCACGGTCGAGGACGCGGAGGCTTTGCAGAACTCGCTGAATAATGCAGTGGTCTATCCCGGCGACGAGGCGCAAGAACCCGCGCCGTTGATCGTTGCCGACCGGGGCTCTGACCTGACCAACGCCTTCCGCGGCCTGCGCTACATTGTGCTGCCGCTCTATCCTTTGATCGAGGGCTTCGGCAACTTGACGGTACAATGGCAGCGCACGAACGATCTGGCCTACGAGCCGGCGGCGGTCGAATTCGCGGCGGGGAGTTCCTGACATGGCCGCGACCGAGTTCTTCATCTCCGACATTATCCTGAAGCTCGCCGAGCAGGAAGGCGTGAGCATCTCGGTCGAGAACATCGACGACACCGCCCTTGGCTGCCTGATCTCCGACGACAAGAGTTTCAACGATTTCCTCACGCAGCACGCGCTGCCCTACAATTACCAGATCGTCGACGGCAGCCCGATCAGGGTCGTCCGTCGCGTCTATGGCGACGCGGGCGGCATCGACCTCGTCGTCAATCAGAGCGAGTGCATCACGCGGCAAGGCCCGGCGCTGCAATGGAGCAGGCTCGACCCGTTCAGCCTGCCGAAGCAGGTCGAGATTCAGCATCAAGACCCGGATCGCGGCTATGCGAGCAGTACGCAGATCGCGCAACACCCCGGCGCACCGACTGAGAACTTCGGAATCAGCATAGCGCTCGACTATGTCGTCACCGCCGACGCGGCGCGGGCGCTGGCGCTCGATACGCTCTACAGGATATGGGCGCAGTCGATCTCGGTGGCCTTCGAGCACCCGAACATCGCGATCGAGCCGAGCGATGTGATCCAGCTCGTCTCCGACGACGGCACCTTTGTGATGCTCGTGACGGAGAACGCCATCACCGCGGCTAGGACGAATCGGGTGACGGCGGTATTGGTGGGCGCCGCGACGGTCACGACGGCGGACGGAATCGGGGGCGGGGCATCGAGCCCGCTGGTCTCGCCGAACATAGACGCCGACACGAACTCATGGCTCGTGACGACAATGTGAGGAAAGCAGCATGACCGCATCGACCATAGCCGTTCGCGACTATACCTTGGGGACGGCCAAGGACGTCAAATCGACGGACAACTCAAGCGTACATACGCCGCACCATAACGTCGACGAGATGACGCTGGCGCTGCCGGCGAACATGCTGAACGGAACGGCCTACCTGACCGACACCACCATGACCGATCTGCTCGCAGCCCCGGCGACCTCGCCCGACGTCCGGCGCAATCACGTCTGCGCGGTGCAGGTAGCGAACAAGGGCGGGACCGCCGCGCTCGTCGGAATCTACGATGGTTCGCCATCGCCCGACGTCGCGATGGCCTGGGTCTATGTTCCGAACGGCAACACGGTGGCGGTGGTCTATCCGATCCCGCTGCGCGCGACCGCCGGCAACGCCGTACGGGTGGCAGCAGATGCCAGTTCGACGATCTATGTCTCGGCGCAGGGATACATCGCAGAATGAGCACGCTCGAAAAACTGACCGCCCTCGAAAACAGCCGCTGGAAATCCATGCGGGTGAACGCGAGCAAGATCAACATCATCGATTCCGTCGCCCGCCGATTGCTCGCGACCAAGGAACGCGTGATGGACGTCGCGCTTCAAACCGGCGTCCCATGGCCGGTGATCCTCGTCATCAAAGAGCGCGAGTCGGGGGCCGACCCGAAATTCCTGCGCAACATCGCGCAGGGCGATCCGTGGACGATGGTTTCGCGGCACGTTCCATCCGGGCGCGGGCCTTTCAACTCATGGGACGAAGCCGCCGTCGACGCGCTCGTGAACTGCGCGCCGCGCGCCGCCAGGTGGAAAGACTGGTCGCCGGGCGGAACCATGTGCATCTTGGAGCAATATAACGGCCTCGGATATTATCGGCGCGGGATTCCGTCGCCCTACATCTGGAGCTTCACGGATCAATACCGCAAGGGAAAGTACGTCGCCGACGGCAAGTTCGACCCGAACGCCGTCGACCAGCAGATCGGCTGCGCCGCCCTGCTCGCGCGCATGATCGCGCTCGACCCGAGCGCCAACTTCTTCGGCGCTTCGCAGGTGGTCCCCGTCATCGAGAGCGCGCCGAAGCCGCCGCCTCCGCCCTCGCCAAAGGCGAAGGCTGCGACGACTGCCATCGCGAGCGGGGCGGCAGCGGCGGGCGCCGCGCACTCGTCGGGCCTCTCTCCGCAACTGATCATCGTCGTGGTGGTGATCGCCGTCGCGATCGCCCTCGCCATCATGCTCAACCGAAAGGGCTGAACCATGCACACCATCAGGCTCGTCGCCGGTTACGCGTTCCTCGCGCTCGCCGCCTACATCGTGGCCGTATTCGCCATGCAATGGCGAAAGGCCGTCCCGCAGTCGACCGGCGACGGCACCGGCTTCTGGAACCGGAACCCGATCTTACAGCGAATCGTGATGACCGCGCACGGTTCGGTGACGATCCTGTGGGGCAACTTCGCCGCGCTGCTCGCCTGCCTGGTCGGCGGCATCGGCCAGATCGGCGATATGTTTGGCGACCCGAACGTAAAGGGCTATGCCGAGACGATATTGCAGCCGAAGATCGTCGCGGGCATCGGCCTCGCCTTCGCTGTAATAACGATCATATCCCGCAAGCGAACCCTGTAGGCGCACCATGCTGAGCCTCATCTTCGGATTCGTCGGGTCGCTGCTCAACCCGATCAGCAACATCGTCGGCAAGATTGCTGACGCCCGCGTCGAGCTGGCGAAGGCAGAGACGGACAAGGAGCGCGTCGCAGCGCAGGAGCGCGTTCAGACCTTGGAAGCGCGACGCGACGTCATGGTCGCCGAGGCGGGCGGTCCCTACGGCTGGATCAATGCCATGATGCGCGGGCTTCTCGCGTTCGGTCCGACCTGTTATTTGCTCAAGATTTTTATCTGGGACAAGGTGATGCAGAGCTGGACGCACGGCAGCACCGACCCGCTCGACCCTAACCTTTGGAACGTGGTCATGGTTGTGCTCGGGTTCTACTTCCTCGATTCGATGGTCGCCAAATTCAAACGATAGGAGCCGGCCATGTCTGGACTCGTCATTACGGTCGTGTTGCTCGCCATCCTCGTCGGCGTCGCCGCGAAGATTTATCTCGGGCGCGAGAAGGAGAAGAAGAATGCGATGGCCGTGCCGCCCTACGCGGCCTGGACGATCTCGCATTCACAGGGCGCGACAACGAACGCGATCAAAGGTGCCGACGGGCTATTCTATTTCGACCTGCCGAAGGCGCCGAACTCGGACAACATGATCACGACGGTCTCGCCGCGCCCCCTGAAGCAAGGCCAGCGCATTACGCTCAAGTTCAAGATTGCGGGAGCCGGCCATGCGATGCCGCACGAAGAGAATACCGGCCCGCCGCGGTTGCGGCTGTTCCTCTGGCGCTACGGCGACAATCTCAGCGGCGCTGGAGCCGCCGAGTTCTACCGGCAATGGACGAAAGATGTCGTCATCGACCACGCGGGCGACTATGAACTGAGCGAAACGCTTGCCCCCGGCAACTGGACGGGCGTCTTGGGCAAGAACGGCAACGCGCAACAATTCGACGATCTGCTCAACAACATCGCGTTGACCGGCTTCTCGCTCGGCTCGTCGGCAGCCGCGCATGGATGCCACGCCGAAGGCGGCGACGTCAGACTCACGATCGTCTCGCATGAGATCAGGTGATGGCCAAGAGACCGGCCAGGAGGCGACGACGCGGAGGGCGCATGACAGTCATCGTCGGGATCATAAAGCGCAACCCCGTGAAATCGGCGACCGCGCTTGCCGCCCTCGTGTCGATCTTCATCGGCGTGCCCGGCATTGTTGCGAGCGCGCATTTCCTGAACGAAGCCTTCGAGCCGCAGACGCCGGCCACCCATTCGTGGGTGCGCGCATGGGGCCAGCCGATCATCCTGACCCAGAACGCGCAGGCCGTCGCTATCGACCGCTTCCTCTTGTTTCAGCAGCAACAGGCGCTCGACAAGGCGCTCAAAGACCCCGGCGCCGGCTCGTCGCCGATCGTCAACCGGCAGATCGAGAATCTGAAGGACCAGATCAACGACACCAAAAACCGCATCAGCAATTCGGAGAGGGGGCATAGGTGAATGAGCCCCCGCTCGACGACGAGGAACTCAAGATTCTGCGGCGCATAATTCACGCCGAGGAAGGGCGGCAATGGTTCCGGCAGCGCGTCAAGGAAAAGCTAAAATTATGGGCGATCTGGGTCGCCGTCGTGACGACGCTCGTCGGCAGCGTGCGCTCGTTCGTCACTGATTACTGGATGGGGAAGCATTGAATGGTCGCATGGATTCTGCAATCGAGCTTCTACTTCAGCGCGGCGCGATGGTTGCGCAAGAATTGTTATCCAGCCTTGTTTGCCATTTTCATCATCGGGCCGATCGTATGGGCCGCAGCCGATCGCGAGCCGCCGTTTATGCTATCGGACGGATTCACCGTTCCCGCGAAGATAAAAGTCGGCGGCGAGTTCCAGCTCAAATGGAAGTACCGGACAATGAGGCGCCGCTGCCCTGGAACGGTCTACTTCTACATCGTCTTCAGCAATGGACATATAAACGTTTCGCCGCCTTCTGCTGCTGCGTTCGGCCTGATTCAGACCATGGGAATCGATCTCAATGGAACGTCGATCTCAGGGCACAAGCGCAGGATACCGGATGACGCACCGATAGGACCGGCGCTGATCTATTCGACGACGGACTTCCACTGCAATTGGACGAATTACGTCTGGCCGCTGCTCGAAGATTTTGGGCCGATCAAAACTGAGATCGTCGACTAAATCTCAGCCTTTAATCGTTTTAATGCCGATAATTCTTTTTGTGCGGCGATCAATCGATCGCGGAGATTGACCGCTTCGGTCTTGGCATCGATGGCCTGTGTGCAATGATATTCGACGAGCCGAGCTAATTCTTGCTTGCGATAATCGCGTGCGATAATCGCGTGGCCATAACTTATGGCGATGCTGCTGGAAAATTTGGAGACGTGGGAGGGAATCGAACCCTTTTCGAATGGTTTTGCAGACCATTGCGGCCCCAGGCAGTCCCCACGTCATAGGCCCTCCTTATTTATACATCCATCTTTTGTTGCTGCAACTCCGGTTGCCGCTCGATAAACATATCAGGCTGCCGCGCTGCTTCTTCAATGCGGCGGCAAGCTATGTCGAAATATTTTGGCTCTATTTCGATGCCGATGAACTTGCGGCCAAGTTTGATGGCAGCGACGCCTGTGGTACCGGAGCCCATGAATGGGTCAAGAATGGTCTGTGGGTCGAGGAAACGTATTAGCCGCGCCATCAGTGGAACGGGCTTTTCATTTTTGTGGTTCTTGTATCCCCACGTTGGAATTATCGCCTGATCCCACACAGAAGTCTCGAACGTCTTGCCTTGAATGCCGGTGGCCGAGAACAGCCATATTCTTTCGTCGCGCATGGCAACAGGGCATGGCGGCCCGACATGACAATCTTTCGCCCAGATAATTTCTGACCTGAGCGGTAGCGGCATGGCCCGTTCGACCTGCTCACGCTTCCGCCAATGCCCAAACCATGCAACTGTATCAGTTGCTGCCGCAACAAGCGTCATCCATTCGGCGTCAAGTTCCTTGTCCCACCAACTCTCAGGATGCCATGTGTTGACTGCTCCGACTCGTTTCCCGGTTCGGCGCTGCCCCTGAATAGCGGCATCCGCGATCCCATACGGCGGGTC